AGAGCAACTTGCTCCGAAAGGATGCTGGTCAACTCAACCTCTGCATCAAGGTTGTGGTAGGCGTTAAGGTCTTGACCTAACTCCGGAGTCCACTTAGCCTTGAGCTTCTTGGTTTGAGCGGTAACAGCAATCGAGTCAACCTTAATGTCGATCTCAGGAATAGCACCAACTCCTTCCAGTGGCAACTCGTTACCAGTTCCACCAATAGCACCGAGCGTCGACGAAGCGACAAGCTCATCTGCGAGCGGGTAGGAAGTCTTGCTAGCAGCAATAGTTCCACCTAAGTTCTGCGATACACCATCAGCATCAGTACTAGAAACACTAGCAGTGTCAACGGTATATACATAGCGAACAGCGTCAGCGTTTGAGAAGTTATCGGCTGCAGCAAGTGCAGTCGTCAAACGACGGATTTGCGTAAGGTTGCTAACTCCACTGAACTGCGTGATTTCTCCAGCAACAATGCCTGAAATAATAAACGCCGAAAGGTTATCAAAATCGGCAAGACCTGCGGTCGTGTCGTGTTCACTCTTAGCTACGTCGAGAATAAGAATCGACTTGGCATCAGCAGTGCCCAAAGTTAACAAATCTGGATCATATTGAATCAACTTCTTGTTAGCTTCAGATACTGAGTCAAGCATATGGAAAACGTGAGTTTGAACACTCGCACCAGCCGGCAATACTGTGCTGTTAGAGCCACTTGGAGATGCGTAAGCATAACCAGTTGCACCATCACGAAGCGGACCAGAAAAGCCACCCTTGGTGCTAGCATCTGATAACTCAACACCGCTGGTGATGCCGCTGGCGACCTTATCGCCACCATAAATCGACTCGCCATTAGTGTTACCCATCCGTGGGAAAGTAGAGGTTACATCCTTACCTCCCGCATCAGGCGAGAACACGAAGTCCAAGAAGAAAATGAGGCCGGAAGGCAAACTCATTGGTTGAACAGAAACAAGATCGTTTGCGATCAAGCCTGCAAATACGCGACGAACGATGGGGAATGCGACGGCTGCAAAGCCTTCAACATCGCCAGCACCCATGCTACTCGCCTCACGAAGTAGTTCCTTTGCTTGGTTTTCAAGCAAGCGTGCCATGGAATTTCTTTCACGATCTCCATCAAGACCTTCAAGAAGTCCTGTCTTCTCCCACTTGGAAAGAAGAGCGGAACCTTCAGCACGCATATCACGATTGACAACTCCTTCGGTCAATCTTTCGATAATACTAGACATTTAAATCACCTCCTTTATACTATATATGATTATTTTATTCCAGCTAGTCTTTTCATCCGATCTTGGAATGGATCGGACGCGGGCGCTTCTTGACGAGTTGCCCGAAGCACAGTGTTGCGTCGACCGATTGCTTCGCTCAGTGATTGTGGACTACGCTTAGGCTTAGCCTCCACCGTGCTTTGAAGTGTATCATAAATTGTCTTCGCTTCTGTGACTGAACCAGCGTTTGAAATAGCTTCGGCAATCTTATCTTTTTGCCGCTCATTCAGCGAGGTATTTCTTAACACACGGTTCGTGTATAACAGCCTAGCATTCGAAAGGTTGGTATCTTGAAGTCCTTCCTTAAGTTCGCTAACGACTGCTTCGTATTCCGAAAGCTTTTCTGTGAGTTGGTTATTTTCGAATACCAACTCTTCTTGGGCTTTCTTCAAATCTTTCATTTCTTCTTCTACTTCTGTAGAACGGCGATGAGCCATTTCTTTTTCCATTTGATAAATCTTGTCTTCTTGGCTTCTGCCTGCCCAACCGGCAAGGTCAGCGCCCATATCAACAGTAAGTTTTTCCATGATGGCATCAACAAGTGCATCTTGGTCTAATTCTTCTTCAATTTCTTCATCAAGCTCTTCATCATCATTGTCGTCATCGCCCATTACCATGTCTTTGGCGGCGCCAACGGCAGATGCGGCCTTTCCAACGGCAGCAAGAGCAGGCAAGATTTCGTTAATCTCTTCTTCTTCAACAACTTCTTCATCCTCTTCAACTACTTCTTCGTCTTCTTCGTTTAAAAACTCGGAAAGATCGACTTCTTCATCTTCGTCGATCGATTGCTTGAGCGCTTCGATGCTCTCTTGAAGTGCACCAAGGTCGATTGTAAGTTGCTGTCCTTCACCAGAGCCAGCAAAATCGTCTAAGTTGTCGCCATCCATGTCGGCAAAATCGTTAGTGGCTCCGAGAGGGATATCTTCATCAGCTAATCCCTCTTCGCTATCAGCGGCGCCGGCATCAAGGGGATCTTCTTCAGCGGGAGCCGCATCAAGTGCTGGCTCTTCGGCAGCGAGAGGATCGGCGGCTAAAGGATCAGCGCCAGCATCTGCTGCTGCTGGCTCTTCACCGGGTAAAGCTAAACCCAGGTCATCCTCTTGCTCTAAAAGTTTTTGTAAAGTATCCTTGACTTCTTCGGAATACTTTTCGATTACAATGGTTTCGGCATTTTTAAGTGCTGATTCACGTAGTGCTTTAGCATCTACGATAGCTTCTTTTAATAAACTTGACATTCAATTGCTCCTAAATGGCAGATATACAAAATAAATAGTTTCTTTTGCATCAAAGTCCATTTTTAGAGTGTACTGGGGTTTAAAAATATTTTTAACCTATCTTGTTGATGACGTGCCATGTTTCGCCATCTGATTGTAAAGTGCGCGCAGAATAATTAGATTTTAAAACTACAGATTTGCTTAAATCAATTCTTGATTCTTCACATCGTATTTCAACCAAGTTAGAATTAAGCTTATAACGATCACTATTTGTTTTTTTAATTATGAGAACACGACCAGCGTTGTTGCATGGTGGCGGCAATTCAACACATATTTTATTATTTGATGAATCGCACAAAATTGTGTAATCGCTATCAACTACCTGATAAACTGCGTCTGAAGTTTTTATAATGTTGTGATGAACAGCGCCTTCACACACAAGATTTTTATCAACGTGTATGGTTTTGGTTTTAACTCTGCCTTCTACTTTTAGCGTAGTCTCTTTTACATCATAAGTTAACTTAGGGCATGATTCAAATTCTGATTTGCCTTTTATCTGTAAGCTGCCTATGGGGCCGCTCGCATGGGGAACTTTAATGTTTATGTAATTGTCATAAAAGTTTTTAAGTGTCGTATTGTTTGTCTTAGCGGTAGAAACGTCAGACACAATAAGCAAGTCATCATCACTTAAATTTTGACCTTTAGAATTAATTCTTTCTATTTTTGATAGATCAATCGCCAGTTTGCCTCGCTTAAGCCAAAGACCAGATTCAGTCTCAAGATTTATACCCACTCCTTCTTCACCAACACTGATACAATCTGTCGTTTTAACCTGCAATGAGCCGCGAACATTTTGTAATCCGTTTGAATAATTTAAAAAGTTGGCATCAATTTCGCCAGCAAATTTATTAGTTGGCAAATCATACAACGCAAGACCAGAGCCGCTAATATGATTAGCGCTGATGTATTTTACATTAAGCTTTTCGTTGTTGTAAGTGAACGCGTGATTTGTTCTAAGTGTGCCTCTTGAATCGTATGTTAGCACGCCATTTTTTGTACGGCCCTCAATGTCTGTCACGGCGACATCTTTTAGTGTTGCGCAAGGGCTTTGAGCATCAGTGTCCCAAAATACACTTGCACTGACAGTATTTTTAAAAACTTTTATTCCGTCAATTTCTTGATCGCCGTATTGATCAACCGAACCCTCTACTTTACCTTTAAGAATATTATATGCCATTTTTTATCCTCTTATCCATAAATAGATTGATTAAGTGTTTTGTCTTGTATTATGTATGCTCCAAAGTTGCTGAAGTGCTCTGGGTAATAATACATCTGATGTTTTTCAATAATTTCTTTGACTATTACTTTCATTTTGTGCGAGTTACCGGTAATAATTTTTAACGGAGTCTCGTTCATAAGCACAAATTCTTCTACCAACATACGCGCTTCAACATGCGTCTTACCATGTAAATCTAAAACATTCATTATAAAATAAGTAGTACAAAAAAAAGGATGCCCCCTTTTGAGGGCATCCAAAGTAACAACCATAAGGTTGTGGTGAATTATACGATTCGCCAGTCGTTTGCGACAACATAGACGCAGGTAACAGAAGCGAATGGCGACTCAAGACGAATCTGAGTTAAACCATCGATTTCGTGTGAACCTTGTGGGTTGACAATGATGTTGGCATTACTGGTTAAGTTACCAGCTTTAATAGTTACAACGTCACCTACAGCTGGGTTAGCAGGCATCGATACAGTAGCATCTGAGCTTGCGTTAGCAAAGTAGTTATAACCTTCAGCAAGAGTATCACCATCTTGCTTAAGGGCAACATTGTTACCGGTGACCGAAAGAACACCACTAGTAGCGGTAAGACCAGCGCCAGCCATGCCAGTAGCAAGGTCAGCGATGCTTTCTTTCTTAGTGCCGTTAGAGTCGTTAGCGTCGATGATAGCAATGCTATCGTTAGCAACGTCAACTGCAGCAGCAGCGAGATCATTAAGGTCGACCTTGATGTCTGCGGCTTGTACTCCAATACCACCATTAGTTGCGTTAACAACAGCAAGGGTAGAGTTGGTACGAGTTAATCCAGCACCATCTAACAAGGCAGCAAGATCAGCAGTCGAGCCTTTAGACTCAGCACCAGCAGTTCCGCCGTCAAGGAAGATCAAGAAGTCGCCATCAGCGATAGTAGCTGCAGCAGCTTCGGTAAGATCAACGTCGATTTGATCAGCCTGAACATCGATAAGTGAACCAGCACCAATATCAAGGTTTCCAGAGCCATCCTGAACAAGACCAGCGCCAGCTACAGCTGGGGCAAGTTTCGCACCGGTGACACCATCATCTTTAATCTGCAAGCTAGAACGTCCAACAGACTCAATGGTGCTTTCGTCAGCAACAACGTGAAGTGTGCGGATTGAATCAACACCATCACCAGGGCCACTATCCAAGCAGTCACCAGCGATAGAGCCGCTAATACCAAGCTTATCAGAAGCGATGGTAAGAGCAGAACCCGAAGTTTGAACTGCAAGAACACCAGAGGCAGCTGCAAGAGCATCGCCAGCAAGAGCGGTAGCGTAGTCAGCAAAAGTGTCTTTACGAGTAACGTTACCATCAGCATCGATGAAGATTAAGGAATCAGCACCAACGTTAACTGCAGCTTCAGTTAACTCAGTCAAAGAGACCGAGAGAACACCAGAAGCAGCGGCAAGACCATCACCAGCAACAGCAGTCATAAGGTCAGCAATGCTTTCCTTTTTAGAAGCGTTAGAGTCATCAGCATCAACAATAGCAATGCTATCAGCACCAACGTTAACTGCGGCAGCACCTAACTCATTAAGATCAACCGAAAGCACTGCAGAAGATGCAGCGAGACCGGTGCCTGCGAAAAGAGTTGCAAGGTCGTCAACGGTTTCCTTGTGGGTACCATTGTCAGTCGAATCAACGAACGCTAAGAAGTCGCCAGCAGCGATTTGCTCAGCAACAAGTTCATTGAGGTCAACAGCGAGTGCTGTACCACCACCACCGGAAATACCAAGGCCAGCGACCGAAGAATTAAGGTGAGTAGCAGTAATACCAGCAGCCTTAACGTTCAAGGATGCCTTTCCAGCAGCTTCAATTGTGCTTTCATCAGCAACAACGTGAATTGTAGA